TCAGGTTGATGACTCTTTCGCGCCTTCAATCAGTGACTGCTTCAGCAATTCGAGTGTGCCAATCGCCTCGCATAAACTGATTTCGCCATCGTAATCATGGATGACGCTTTCCAGCCGCTCGTATAGCTCTTGAGTAATTGGGAATTTCTTCTCCTTACCCAAATTGATTACGCGGCTCACATCATGCTCCGGTAGTGAACAGGTCTAACGCTTCCTTCGATTTACGCACCGCTTCGATAGTGCGAGATGTGAAGTCTGGATTTGCACCGCCATCGTTGTAGTGCAACTTGAACAATTCCAGTTTCAGTTGGTCAGCACCAATGAATGCAAAAGCTTCCTCTGCCGCTGAATTGTTCTTAGATAGCAGTCGGTAAATTTCTAACTTGAATTTCTGTTCTTCAGTCATGGGAATAATCTCTGCCATTGTTGGCTCCGTTTATCCGTTAAAAGGGATATCAGTTAAGTTATCCCGTGTAGGGTATAAGCCATTATCAAAGCCACTCTGTAGGGAATGGCTTTTGTAATAACTACTGTTCGCTTAGCTTCTGCTTCAGCAAGTAACCTTCGAGCATCCAGATTTTGTTTACAGCATTCTGCCGGGCAATCTTCCGACCAATTTCTACATCAAAGTTTTCCGGGCTTGCACAGGCACTCTCTCCGGTGACGGTGAAGCCATTCTTCAGCACCAGTACGCAGAAAGTGAGCAACTTCAATGGTGATAAATCACGATCGCCTTCTTCTGGTTTTTCCCTGCCACAATATTCGTTGCTGGAAATGGCACCATTTCGTCCATCATAAGCAGTAAAGTAATGCTCGCTTTTAATCACGTCTTCGATGTGCTGCGGGGTGATTCGCGGTGCAGTTTTGCCTTTCTCAACGATTTCTTTTTCGATTTGCTGGTCGTTCATAATTATGACCCTGTAGAGTGGTTGCTTGATTAGGATGTCTTTCCATCAGTCCGCCACCACAAAGAATCTTTTTTGCCATAAGGCAGGAGGTTCATCTTTCAGTGGCTGCCAGTGTTATTTCCCCACTTACTGGCTTGGGTTGTTTCGTGGTACTGCCGTAACTGGTTGCCCAGAATAAATTCCGGTTTCATTATCAAGCCCACCCGCAGATGAGCTTTGTAATGGCTACTGTGAGTTGCGTGACGTTTCTATCTTCCTGATACTGGCCTTGTCGATGTTGCACTGGCCCAGCGCCGAAAGCAGGCTCACATTCAGATCCAGACTGGCCCCATAGGTCAGCGGGTCGGGAATGACTGGCTGGGGCGTTTCAGTGGTCAGGCTTGTTGGCAGCGGTACCGCCGGAACCGGCACGTAAACTGTTCGCGTACTTCCGCAACCTGTCAGCAGCGGCAGCAGGCACAGGACGTACAGCACAATCATCATCCGCAACAGCCCCTTTGATATCTTCCTGGGTTCTCTGTGACTCCAGTGCGATCTGCTGTTTTGCATACTGGTTAGCCTCCAGAACTGTATTGACGATTTGTAGTGATTGCAGGACGTTATTGGTAATGGCAGTTGCTGATTCAGCATTTCGTACAGCCTCATTAGCACGTTTCTTTTCGTGCTGATATTTGCTGTAGTAGTGGCTGGCAGACCATGTGAAAGAACCGATGACAGTCACGAAGAAAGCAGCGATAACCAGCTTATAGCTCAGCTTCATTTACCACCCCGCCAGCCTCTTTAAACCGGGCAATCAGGTCACCGATTTTATGTTCATACTGACCGTAACCTGCACCGGGTAATGAAGCCCAGATATTGCTGCAACGATCGATAGCCTGACGGATATCGCCACGATCAATCATCGGTAAAGCGCCACGCTCTTTAATCTGCTGCAGTGCAACAGCGTCCTGGCTTTTCGGAGAGAAGTCTTTCAGGCCAAGCTGCTTGCGGTAGGCATCCCACCAACGGGAAAGAAGCTGATAGCGACCGGCTGCTGTTGATTTGAGTTTTGGGTTTAGCGTGACAAGTTTGCGAGGGTGATCTGAGTAATCAGTGAATAGCTCTCCGCCTACAATGACGTCATAACCATGATTTCTGGTTTTCTGCCGTCCGTTATCAGTTCCCTCTGACCACGCCAGCATATCGAGGAACGCCTTACGTTGATTATTGATTTCCACCATCTTCTACTCCGGCTTTTTTAGCAGCGAAGCGTTTGATAAGCGAACCAATCGAGTCAGTGCCGATGTAGCCGATGAACACGCTCGTTATATAAGCGAGATTGCTACTTAGTCCGGCGAAGTCGAGAAGGTCACGAATGAACCAGGCGATAATGGCGCACATCGTTGCGTCGATTACTGTTTTTGTAAACGCACCGCCATTATATCTGCCGCGAAGGTACGCCATTGCAAACGCAAGGATTGCCCCGATGCCTTGTTCCTTTGCCGCGAGAATGGCGGCCAACAGGTCATGTTTTTCTGGCATCTTCATGTCTTACCCCCAATAAGGGGATTTGCTCTATTTAATTAGGAATAAGGTCGATTACTGATAGAACAAATCCAGGCTACTGTGTTTAGTAATCAGATTTGTTCGTGACCGATATGCACGGGCAAAACGGCAGGAGGTTGTTAGCGCAACTTCTTGCCACCCGCTTTCACGAAGGTCATGTGTAGAAGGCCGCAGCATAACTATCACTGATGAATTCAGGATAGCCAGTGGCTACGGCTCAGTTTGGGTTGTGCTGTTGCTGGGCGGCGATGACGCCTGTACGCATTTGGTGATCCGGTTCTGCTTCCGGTATTCGCTTAATTCAGCACAACGGAAAGAGCACTGTATGTTGCCGGGCCAGATGTCGGCTGCACAGGGAGTCATTGCCGACCCACGCCCTAAACACACTCGTAAATGCGCTTAGGGTTGTCTCCCCTGGTATCCAGTTATTCCCCGGCTGGGGATACTCCGCGCGACGCTAATGCGTTTCGTCCCTCATGGACTCGTCAGGCGCGCAATGCTCTTACCTGTTGTGCAAACAAAAAAAGCCACCGTTGCAACTTAAGAGTCACTAACGGCAGCTTACCTTCTAATTATGGCTAAATGGCTAATTGCATGTCAAGGCTTTTAACAGCAACATGCTTAACTTTCTCAACACGTTTACGCATTTTGAAAGCATTTTGCATTGGCTGGTATAAAACAAATAATGACGCTTTCAGGATGTCGTCAATTTCGTTTCTACAGGTTGCCAGTGAAGGTTTTCTCCATCCCTCGCCACCACGTCCACACATCTTGCGTGGCTTTGCAGTCGCGTGATAGTAGGATGCAATTGCTCGCTTAGATGAACCATGAGCGTAGTAGCTGAGGAGGATGCCAAAGGCTTTCTTGTCAATGCACATGACGGAATCGACGACCTGAGAAATCAACATTCCATCATCATCATTACACATTGGCCTTGTCATAACTCTTCCCGGCTCTACGCTCTCCATGAACTTCGCTATTACGCTGCTCATGCGCTTTTCCAGTCGACCTGAATAAACCCATGCGCCCCACAGTTCAAGCCAGCCATTCAGCCACTCGTGCTGCTCTTTGGTGAGGTTTAGTTCTCTTATGCTCATCGTCTTCCCCTCTTTCCTTGTTTGACCATCAGGACGCCGTTAACTATTACATGACGCTCGCCTTTGCTGTCTCGGTTGTACTTGAGCACTGTTCCTCTTGCGCAGGAAAGCATCCTCGCCACTTCGGTCTGATTGCCTCGTGTCTGGATAAGAAGCTCTGGTATCGTTTGAATTGTGGCGTTCATGCGTTCTCCAGTTCGGTGATTTTTATTCCAAGCCGTCCGCCTGCTACTTTCACACCACGAATTACGCGAATGTCATCGAATTGCTCGTCGTCTTCCGCAAATCCGGCGTGGATAAGGGAGTCGAGTAAACCTTTCAGGATGTTATCGAGGTCGCGGCGGCGGGAGTCTGTAACGTCTGCGATGACTTTTATGCGGAGTCGTGATTTGGTGAAAATGTCTAACTTAAGTTGGCGGATGATTTGCTGAACGTCTTTTCTGTATTTCTGGCCTTTATCGCTAATGTAATATTGGCTTCCTCGTCTTCGCCAGTAGGTATTCACCGATGGCGGGTACGGAAGCACAAACTGATATTCGTTCATGACTTAATCTTCCCCTCCTTCAGCAGTATCGACTGCGTCCTGATCACGCCTTCGAGGTGGTAAAGCCTGGCGTCTTTGTTGTCGAGATTATGGGTGCGTCGGTCGATTTCATCGTGACACGCGCTACAAGCCCATGCGCCGATCAGGTCGTCAGGCTTCATTCCAGTTCCGCAAATTCCAGCCATCCGGTAATGTGCCAGAACTGTGGTTTCAGGATTACCATTGCATACGCCGTAAATACGTACCTGACATTCTCTGCCGCGCGCTTCTTTGCGTAGGTTAGCCATTAAGCAGCCTCCCCTGTTACTTTCAGCATTCCGTTATCGAGCAGCTTTCTGGTCAGCCACTGTTGACCACGACCGGTGATTTTTGTGGTGAACGATATCTGTATTCCGTGATTTGTGTTGACCGCTGTTTCTTTCACTGTGAAATAGCCGCGATCCATATATTCCTGCATTGGCACATTGCGCCGGGAACCTGAAGCAATAAGGATTTTGTGATCGCGCATCCACGCAAACAGTTTGTTTGGACCAATTCCAACAACCTTTGCAAAGTTTCCAATCAAAATTCCGCTGGCTTCGCCAACTCGATCGGCAAACTCAACTTTAGGTGCGGCAATTGCGAGCTGGTTTTCCAGTTGCATTTTCTGCTCAGCAAGATCAGCAGCAAGGCGCAACGCTTCTGGTAGCGTTTTGGGGATATTAACCGCAGTTTCTTCAAGCTCTCGCCAACGGTCAACAAGACGAGCGGTGAATTCCGGCGACAACTGGGCAACGACAATAATGCTGTCGCGCTTACCTTGTTCGCCTTCGAAGACGTAATGCTCGTACTGAACATTGAACCCTAAGTTATTGATTCTTTCGGAAACCTCAATTTGAGGAAGCCGGATAACACCATTTTTAGCCAGCGTTTCGATGGTACGTTTCACATTGTCATGACGCTTACCCACCAACTCAGCGATTTCAATGCTTGTCATTTTGATGGCATTGCCATTTATTAACTCATTCATCGTCTTCTTCCTCGTACATTGAGCTATTCGGATCGCTCATCAGTTCTGCGCAGCAATCGGAGCACACGTGAACTTCCAGCACATGCAGCTTCTGACCGCAGTTAGCGCACGTTAAAGCCCGCTCGACGCTTTCTTTCTGGTATTGAAGAGATTGGGATGGACTAAGCATGGCTTTCACCATTAAAAAGTCGCTTGTAAGCATCAATGTCTCGTTTTGCTTCACCAAGCTTTCGTCTTAATTCCATGTTTTCTGATTCAAGCTTTTCCATGTCTTGCTGGTATCGATCGCGGTGTTCTTTCCATGCTTTTTGATACGCCTTCATGTATGTCATGTTGGCCTTTCTCTTTGCCTGACGAACTGCGTGGTGGTTTTTCACAAACCAGTCAGGGTCGTTAAATGCTGCTCTGGCGCATGTATACCAATAATTTGTTGCCTCCCTGTTTAGCCAATAAATACTGATAAATGGCAACCGGATAGACACCATTTTTCGTTGTGACTCTTTCTCGCCAAACATGTGGCCTTTTTTGATGCTAAGTCCAAATCCAGGTTGAATTAAAAGCATTGTCATTTCCTCGCACGATGTCTTAGCCACCGGATATCCCACAGGTGAGCCGTGTAATTGAAGGTTTTTACGTCAGATTCTTTCGGGATTGGCTTGCGTTTATTTCTGGAGCGTTTCGTTGGAAGGTATTTGCAGTTTTCGCAGATTATGTCGGTGATACTTCGTCGCTGTCTCGCCACACGTCCTCCTTTTCCTGCGGTAGTGGTAACACCCCTGTTGGTGTTCTTTCACACCGGAGACACCATCGATTCCAGTAAGGTTGATTTGGTCGGAAGCGGTTATCTTCTTTGCATTCACCGCACCGATAACATCGCATCATGCTGCCCGGTCTCCCCATCGCGATTTCCACTCCAGAGCCAGTCGCGCTTCGTCTGACCACTTAACGCCACGTTCTGTACCGAATGCCTGTATAAGCTCTAATAGCTCCGCAAATTCGCTTACACGCATCCTGCTGGTTGACTGGCCTATTACCACAAAGCCATTCCCGGCAAGGTTAGGAACAACATCCTGCTGCTTTAATGCTGCGGTAAACACACACTTCCAGCTTTCTGCATCCAGCCAACGCCCATGCCATTCAACCTGACGAGAGACGTCACCAAGGCAAGCCCAAAGCTTCCGATTCTGGTCTAAGCTGCGGTTGCGCTCCTGAATGATCACTACGATTGGCTTGGTTGGGTCTGGAAGGATTTGCTGTACTGCGTGAATAGCGTTTTGCTGATGTGCCGGAGATCGAATTTCAAAGGTTAGTTTTTTCATGACTTCCCTCTCTAACAGATTTCAGGTTATTCCACTCCGTTACCGCACTGCGATAATTCGCGGCCGCCACAGCGGCGTGGTTAGCGCAGTAGATTTGGCACCCGTTCTCCATGTCGAATATTGTCGGTAATTTTCCGCATTTACATTTTTTGGCACGCGGTGCGTCTGAACACATTCCGTTAACGGTGTCCATCAGGATCCCCCTCGTTCTTAATCCAATAAAAAAGGGCTACTGTGTAAATAGCCCCTGTTATTAGCTCAGTGATGTAGATGGTCATTGCCTTACCTCCATAAGCGCCCTATTAATAAACGCCGTCATTGGATTTGCACATCCCCACCCCGTACCATCTGGATTTCTTTTAATTGGCTCCTTCTTCACTTTGCGTTTTGCATAAATAACCGTCTTCCACTTACGCTCAACAACACTCAAATGTCCTTGTTTCACCATATGCCTTGCTGCTTGAGCGATTCTGTTATTTGGTATTCCGGTGATCAGTGCTAATTCATGTGGGGAGAATTGTTCATGAGTTTTCAGATATTCCAGGATGATTTCTTTTCCAGTCACGATCTGCTCCTGTAACTATCCCATGTAAACGCAAGAGTGCACCCGCCGCCATCATTCATCCTGTCAATAACACGCTCACCAATGAATGCAGACAGTTCATCTTTGCTCTGGTTGCTAATCAGGATTGTTGGCTTCATGCGCTCGTAGCGGGTGTTGATGATTTCGAACATGATCATCTTTTCCGCCTCGCTTCCGAACTGCACACCAACCTCATCGATAATTAGCAGGTCAGGTTTAGTGAACTGTCGGATCACTTCATCCTCTGTGCGGGTGGAGTTTTTCGACCATGTTGATTTATATTCTCTGGCAATTTTCAGCGCCGTTGTGAAAATAGCTGAGCTTTGATGTTCCGTAATTGCGTGCCGGGCGATAGCCAGTGCAAGATGATTCTTTCCAGTACCAGGCTTTCCACACATAACCAGCCCACCGCCTTTCTGTAACCTCTCAGGCCATTTGTTGGCGTATGCCTGACACACCCTGAGCACTCTCTTTGCATCGTCGTTGACTGGCTCGTAGTTCTGTAGTGTGCAACCCTTGAATCGTTCAGGAATATCAAGATTATTCAACAGAAACTCGACATTGCGCTTACGTGATTCTTCGTCGATTTTAATCTTCTCTGCCTGTAGCCGAATAAGCTCATCTCTCATGCATTCCGGGCATTCGCTAGGTCTTGAGGCAAACTTAATTGGCCCAGTCGAGTAACGGTTACGCTGCTCAAACTCACCATGTTTTTCACAGATGCCAGTGCCAATTTCTACAGCTGTATGCTCGATAGCAATTGGCGGAGAACTCAATTCTGCAAGTTTTTTCTCCAGTTGGGAGATCTTTTCATCCAGCGTCATGTTCACTCCTGCGCCCATGAAGGCATTTCAGTTTGTCCGTAATCTTTGGTGGCAAAGTTTTCCTGCATAGCTCGATGCTGCGGCCTCGGTTGAGATTTCCCCTTTGGAGTCTTGGGCTCAAAAATACCCTGCCAACCACTGGCGATGCTCTGGTTTATAATTTCTTCAGGTGTATATCCCTTCTCCAGACTTCTGCTTAGAACGTTGATAGCCTGAGTGACACTTTGCTTAGACTTGATCGACTTACCTATCTCCTTGCGATAGGTAACCCACGACAACCATATTTCTGCTGATAACCAATCAGGCAACTCTGTTTCTAGCGGGTCGAACTTCTGAGAAACTTTTTTGGGGGATATAGGGGGTTTATTAATATTTTCTTTTGTCTTTAAAGAATGTCTTTTGTGTGTCTCTAACTTCGAGACAAAGTTGCTAACTTGGAGACACTTGCTGAATTGCCACGCAGATACCTCCCTATTTACACCGATTTGATTTCCATCCATAAACAGGCAATTCATTGAAATCAGTTCTTTTTTAGCCTTGTTAACATTCTGCCTTGACAGTCCTGTTAACTGAGCAATTTGCTCATCGGCTATTCGATCTGTTTTCTTATTGAATCCATATGTTTTCCGGACGTAGGCCAGCATAACTTTCAACTGGCGAGCGGTTAAATCGGCACTTGCGATAGCTTCCAGCAGCTCGTTAGCGAATCTGGTGTAACCATCATCGATATCAGCCACTCTTCGCTCCTGTTCAACAGGTTCACTCTTCGGCAGGTAAAATACTTCAGCAAGGCTCATTTCCAACCTCCGCATCAAAGCATTGGGCTTCAAGAGACTTAACCATCACCACACTGCCATCTGTATTAATAACTATCGATGAGTTATATTTGCTTATCAGTTGCTTCGCGTAATCAATTCCGGCGCGAATAAGGAAATTTTTCACCGCAGGAAGATGACCAACTACACTACCCAGACCTTGCTCTATAAGCTCCTCATTAAGATCAAGCTCATTTTCATGGCGAAAAGAAATGAATGAGTCGTAAATTGCGTATTCTGCCGTCTCGCCATTTCGTTCAGGGCCAACCAGCGCCCTTATTTCATTTAGAGATTCAGAAAGATCATTATCTTCAAGCTTGAAAAACTCTCGATTATCACTAAGCCTCTCTTTTGCAAAGGCTTTATGAATGAGTTTTTCATCTGATGCGGGATTATTTGAATGAAAGGCTGCTATCACCTTAAATGGCTTAGGAACGCCAGTAGAGGCTGAAATTTCTTTAGCCCTAACTTCTGGTGAATGCTTAGTCATCCCAATCTTATAAATTCCTGGCATGCACTCATTCGAAAGCACATAAACAAAGCCATTTGATTTAAAATCATCTGGCACCTTCATGCTCTTCAGAACCTGGAATTTGTCATTTTCGTATGTCATAATTACTCCTGTGGATTGATCCAGTCTTTCTACATCAGGCCTCGAAGAATTCGCCGTTCTTCGGGGCTTTTTCTTTTGTCAGCATTCTGGCTACTTTCTTAGCCAGTTCCGCCAACTCCTCGTCTTCAACACCCCATTCAAGAACAGCCAGAAGCATTCCCATTTTTGGGATGAAGCTGTCTTTCCATCGCGAAATTTGCGATTCATTAATCCCTAACGCGTCGGCAACCTTTCGCTGACCACGTACAGCAATTCGATTCAGGATGTTGCTTGTAATTGCATTCGCTTTCTTGCGAGTACTTGTAAGTTCCATATGTAAGTATTTCCTTAACAAATAAGAAGTTATGCGCATCAACTTATGCGCGTTGTATTCCCGCATTTCGGCGGGAATGAGGACCATGACTGTTAAAGAGCGGTGTTACTATTTGTTTTTCTTGTTGCTTGGGAAAGGACGAACTTCCTCTCCAATCACACTGCCATCAGGCTTTACCGTAACCATGATGTTACGGCCTGCCAGAATGGCCTTGCTGATAGCGCACTGGATTACACCAAAGTCACTGGCTGCTTTAGCCTGTCCATGGATTTTGGCGTAATCGGCAAGTGTCATTCGAATCATATGCACTCTCCGTTATTAACCATGAACAAAGAATACTACAGGTATTCAAAGCAATCAATACTCAGGGTATTTTTAGTTTAAGTACCTTAGCTATTAGAATTAAGCTATGGAAAATAAAAAATCACTGACGACAGAACAGCTCGAAGACGCTAAGCGGCTTAAGGCTTTGTATGAGTCAAAAAAGAAAGAATTGGGAATAACCCAATACTCAATCGCTGATGAACTGGGTATCACCCAAGGAGCGGTAGGGCATTATCTTAATGGCAGAAACGCGCTAAACGTTGAGGTTGCATCTGGTTTTGCACGATTGTTGCAAGTCTCAATTGCTGATTTTAGCCAGTCAATTGCTGCCAAGGTTGCAGAACAGGCAGAAAGCCTTAAGAGCGATGCCAACGTAAGGTATGCAGGGGAATACAGAGCAGGAAAGAGGTATCCGGTGTTAAGCAGTATCCAGGCTGGCTCGTGGTGTGAAGCATGCGAACCATACACCATTAAAGACATAGATGTTTGGCTTGAGTCTGACGCGCATATTCAAGGTAATGCGTTCTGGCTTAAAGTGGAAGGTGATTCAATGACGGCACCGGTTGGGTTAAGCATTCCAGAGGGAACATTCGTTCTTTTCGATACCGGAAGGGAGGCGATCAACGGCAGCTTGGTCATAGCAAAACTTTCTGACTCTAACGAAGCAACATTCAAGAAGCTGATAATCGACGGCGGAAATAAATACCTCAAGGGACTTAATCCTGCATGGCCTCTCGTGCCAATCAATGGAAACTGCAAGATTATAGGCGTTGCAATTGAGACAAAACTCAGACTGGTTTGATCACGCAAGGGGGCGCTTATGGTTGGAACCGCTATAGCAAGCTTTTTTGGGATGTTGGCAATCTCGACAATTTACGGCTTAGCGCATGCTTTTATTGCGAAATCTCTATCAGAAAAAATAAGCCAGGCTTGGGCGCATAGATCAGCTCGTTTCATGATTCTGGTGATCATAGCAATACAAGGGATATCTGCATTTATCCTCTATGGATCAAGCTTATACCTATTGTATCAAGGCGCGACATTTACGCCTTACACCAGTGATTACGGAACTCTATACGATGGTAGTGAAGACATCACTGTGGCTTGGATCGTCTTTGGTTTATCTATGGCCGTGTCTGTTGTAGCAGACATCATTAAGGTAATTCTCGTCTTAACCTTCGCTGACTAACCTATAATCCCGGCAGCAATAGCTATCGGGATCCACTTCACATATCCCGCATAAAAAGCACTGAACAAGCAGACACCGAAAAAATAAATATCCTTTGTATTCATTTGCTTATCATTATTTCACCAAAAATAAATACCTTGGGTATTTACACAATAAAATACCTACAGTATTCTTTAGCCATCAGCAGGACGCTGGAAGCCAAACGGAACAGATTGGCAGGCTCTTTAACATTGATGGGATTGTCCCGCCGAAATGCGGGAACCAAAGAGTAGTTGGCTTTGGGGTGACGTGAAGTGCAGCTGCACGACGGCAACCGGAAGATAAGCACCCGGCGCGTCACCGCCAAAGTCAATTCCATAGGCGTTATGCAGCCGCCACCATATTCAAGAAAGCTGCACAAGAGGTAGGAGGATTTATGTGAATACTTACATTCAATTGAGAGATTAATTAAATAGAACTGATCGAGCAGAGTCCATAAAGGCTCATAAATGCTCTTCCATCCCCGTCTAATTGGCGGGGAAGGAAACCACTTTGTAATAAAAAAAATTCCAAAGTTGTTTCATCGGAGGTCAACATGACAGTAGTCATTACATATCTGGCTGACGATAACGCCAGAAATCGCCGCAGAGCACGCAGACAGGCTCAACGTGAACAGGCAATGCAAGAGCAGCGACTGGCGCGAAAAATTGCGCTAAAGCTCTCTGGTTGCGTCAGAGCAGATAAAGCAGCATCACTCGGAAGCCTTCGCTGCAAGAAGGCAGAAGAAGTCGAGAGTAAACAGAATCGTATTTACTACCGCAAGCCACGCAGTGAAATGGGTGTGACTTGCTCAGGCCGCCAGAAGCAACGCGGAAAATCAATTCCAGCTTATTACGATTGAGGTGAGCCATGCTCAAGAAAGTCAAACGCCGACTTTACAAAGAAGGTAGATATTCATGCCAGTTGCCAAAATGCGACACAACAAAATGGAGTGTCGATGATTGGTGTAACTGGATAGATAGATACGGAACTTGGTGGGATAAATAACAGGTAACTTAAGCGTATTTACTTTCGCAGCAAACCACTTATTTGGGGTGAGATATGGGAAAAGATGAAAATATAATCGTCGAGGATGTTTTCCATCAAAACTATGGCCCTGAGGATGGCATTCCGCCTCATTGGTGCTGCAAGTTTTATCGTGATGGATTTGCTGATTATGAATACTTCAGCACTAAGGGTGAGGCATACGATTTCGCCTTTAAACATGGATACAACCCATTCTGAGGCCGCATAGTCGGCCTTTATTTTTGGCACTAACAACAGAGGCTAACATGGAATTTAAAGGTACTGAAGGTAAGTGGGAAATAATGATGGATGGCGATGAGATTAAAATAATCCAGGCAGACTCACTTGAAAATGGCGCAGGCTGGCGTTCGTATATTGCAATCTGTGAGGAAGTTCAATGTATTGAAGATGCCAATTTAATAGCGGCAGCACCTGACCTTCTCGAAGCACTTCAGTTATTACTTAAGCAATCCAAAAATAGAACAACGACAACATATCCAGAATGGTATGGAGCTGTTAATAAAGGTCTTGCAGCAATCAGCAAGGCTCTGGGAGGTGAATGATGTGCGAGTTTTATGAAGCAGATATCAAACGCCCAGAAATGGCAAGTGATGCGACATTACGTGATTACTTCGCTGCTAAGGCTATGGCAGCAATAGTGCGCAGATGGGACGGACATTCCTTTGGTGGTGGACAGAATTCACCACAGTACAAAGAATTAGCAGATGATGCCTACTTTATTGCTGATGCCATGCTCAAAGCTCGCGAATAAGCACTGTGTATTCATTCCAACGAGTGAATACACGGAGCAATGTCGCTCGTAACTAAACAGGAGCCGACTTGTTCTGATTATTGGAAATCTTCTTTGCCCTCCAATGTGAGGGCGATTTTTTATCTATGAGGATATGAACAGATGTCAAACATCAAAAAATACATCATTGATTACGACTGGAAAGCATCAATAGAAATTGAAATCGACCATGACGTAATGACAGAGGAAAAACTTCACCAGATTAATAATTTCTGGTCAGACTCTGAATACCGACTCAATAAACACGGCTCTGTATTAAATGCTGTATTAATCATGCTGGCGCAACATGCTCTGCTTATAGCAATTTCAAGCGACTTAAATGCATATGGTGTTGTGTGTGAGTTCGACTGGAATGATGGAAATGGTCAGGAAGGATGGCCTCCAATGGATGGTAGCGAAGGAATAAGAATTACCGATATCGATACATCAGGAATATTTGATTCAGATGATATGACTATCAAAGCCGCCTGAGCGCGGCTTTACCGCATACCAATAACGCTTCACTCGAGGCGTTTTCGTTATGCAATCAAACAGAAGGAGCATCCTATGCAACAGTTCGCTATTGCAGGGGCGGCATCGGTTCGCCCTTTCAACCCGATTTTATCGGTACAGCATTCACGAAAAAACATTTTAACCGGAGCAGACTTTAAACAACCTCGCGTTAAGAGCTTGCTGGATCGTCTTGTTGAGTTTCTGAATCAAAAGGTACAGCCATGAAAAAACCAACTTACGAGGAACTGGAAGAAGCCCTGAAAGAGCTTAGAAAAATGGCTTTCGCCCGACGCACTAACTCTCACAACTGCGGCCCATTTCAGTAATCGGATTTATGCGAGGACATCATTGAGGTAACTGAACTGATTAAGGTCGTTAAGCAATGAGCATTGCGGATACATGGTCAGACAAAGAATTCATTCGTCAGATGAAAGAATTAATCGGTAACGAAGGAGATATTCATGCCACTTGCAACCACAGTGAAGGAGAGCAAGTTACAGAGACGCATGTACACGCAGAAAGCTCTCTGGTATCGCCATAATGGCGACCGCGAAGGAATGCGGGTATGCCTTAATTTGTCCCGAGTCGAAGTATTAAATCAGCGTTATTTCCTTGGGCCGTGTCCATTCTGAGGTGAATTATGGATTTGAACAAATTCGATGAGCCATTCAGCCCTGAAGATATCGAATGGCGAATACAGCAAAGCGGTAAAACACGCGATGGCAAGGTGTGGGCTATGGTGCTGGCTTATGTCACGAACCGGGCAATCATGAAACGCCTGGACGATGTTTGTGGCAAAGCAGGATGGCGCAATGAATACCGCGACATTCCCAACAACGGCGGCGTTGAATGCGGCATATCAATAAAGATTGATTCCGAATGGGTAACCAAATGGGATGCTGCTGAAAACACGCAGGTAGAAGCCGTCAAAGGTGGTCGTTCAGGTGCAATGAAGCGCGCTGCCGTTCAGTGGGGAATCGGTCGGTATCTGTATAACCTTGAGGAAGGTTTCGCACAAACATCTCTCGACAAAAAGCAGGGATGGCACAGGGCAAAACTCAAGGATGGAACAGGATTTTACTGGCTCCCTCCATCGCTGCCAGGCTGGGCAATCCCAGCATCAGATAACAAACCATCACCAGAAAATACCAACCAGAAATCTCCATCGGTTGACTGCGAGCAAATCCTGAAAGACTTCAGCGATTATGCATCAACAGAAACTGACAAGAAAAAACTCATCGAGCGTTATCAGCGTGACTGGCAATTAATGGCTGGCAACGAGGAGGCGCAGGCTAAATGCGTTCAGGTAATGAACATCAGAGTTAACGAACTAAAACAGGCGGCATAAATGTCTCACTTGGACGGAATTATTAAAAGATTCGAGTCCAGCTACAAAGTTAATGAAACAACAGGTTGCTGGGAGTCTACCTATTCAAAAAACAAAGGAGGATACACAAAATTTGTAGCCTTTGGCGTAACAATGCTTTCTCATCGGGTTGCTTTTGAGCTTTATCACTCCCCCATTCCATCTGGGAAGATGGTTTGCCACAAATGCGATAACCCATGCTGCGTTAATCCTGAACATCTCTTTTTAGGTAGCGCGCAAGAAAACATGGACGACAAGATAGCAAAAGGAAGGCATCGTGGAGCCAAGAAAGGTCATGCTCATCATGGTGCAAAATTAACAGAGTGGCAGGTTATAGAAATTAGGAAAAGACTCTCTGAAAAAGAGAGTCAGTACAAGATAGCAAAAGACATGGGTGTATCTCAATCAATTATAAGCAACATAAAAACTGGCAAGAGGTGGAGCAAATGAGTTCTCGCGGGATAAATAAGGTGATTATCCTTGGTCGGGTAGGACAAGACCCGGAAGTTCGATACTCACCATCAGGTACAGCGTTCGCTAACCTGACAATAGCCACGTCAGAACAATGGCGAGATAAAAATACTGGCGAGCAAAAGGAATTGACTGAATGGCATCGTGTTGCTGTATCCGGGAAACTGGCTGAGGTTGTGGGGCAGTATGTGAAAAAAGGTGATCAGATTTATTTCGAGGGAATGCTGAGAACCAGAAAGTGGAAAGACCAGTCAGGGCAAGACCGTTACACAACCGAGGTTCATGTCGGAATTAATGGCGTGATGCAAATGCTTGGCGGAATTGGCGACAGCAAACAACAAGCAGCCAGCAGGCAATCACAGAAGCCACAGCAGCAATCATCACCTGCACAACACAACGAACCTCCGATGGATTTTTACGACGATATACCCTTTGCACCAGTAACTCTCCCCTTCCCTCGTCACGCTATTCACGCAATTTAATCAGGAGAAAATCATGCCAGCGCCTCTGTATGGTGCGGACGACGCGCGCCGCTGTTCCGGCAATTCCGTATCGGAGGTGCTGGATAAATTCAGAAAAAACTACGACCTGATAATGTCGCTACCGCAGGAAACGCAAGAGGAAAAGGAATTTCGCCACTGTATATGGCTTGCAGAGAAAGAAGAACGAGAGCGGATTTACCAGACATCAATCCGACCATTCCGCAAAGCCACATATACCCACTTCCCTGAAATTGACCCGCGCCTGCGTAATTACCGCTCACGCTATGGCGCTATCAGTAATGACTGAGGAATTTACCATGAGAGGACTTGCATACAATCCCGGCATTCTTCCGGCAGAAATGATTATTCGCCAACGCGTAAAGCCAATGCCATCGAGAGAGGAATTACTTAAGAGAAATTCTTTTCCGTCAGTAAATCAAAACAAATATCTGAATGCGATGTTGCGGAGTGGGAAGAAATGAAACAAATGTCACTAATTGAGATGGATGGATTTCTGAAAGGTAAATGCATCCCACGAGATTTAAAGGTTAACGAAACAAACGCTGAATATCTGGTGCGTAAATTTGCTGAAGCGGAGGCCAAGATTTCGGCTCTGTCCGAAGACCAGCAGAGAGCGATTGAGTCAATTAAGCAGGCTGATGCAGCTGTTAAGTTGGCACACGAGAAGTTTTCGGCGCTTGCGGCGGAGAATGCGGTAATGCTCGAAACTATTGAAGCCGTTCGCAGTGTTGCGGATAACTCCAGTGGAATTGCCGGATGGCATTTGAATGGCGATATCGCCACATGGGAAGAGATTCTTCCTGAAATTAACGATATCGAAACCCCAGCCACCGACTCTTTCCTGTCGGAACTGCGGGCACAGGGCGTGGAGATGTTCTCAGAAAAATTCGGAGGTGGCACTCCGCTTTCCAATATGGTCAAAGAGGTTGCGGCTGATTTTGCCGCGAAACTTCGCAAAGGAGGCAACCAGTGAGCGAGATTAACTATCAGGCACTGCGTGAGATAGCAAAACAGGCAACACAAGGCGAATGGGTCGCATTTATTTCGCCGGGCAAATACGGCACGTACGCCGTGCACACGCCAGGAGATAATCATCACGGAGATATTGTCGACTGGCCTGGATTCGACGAACAGAAAAACGCAGAGAACAACGCTCGCTATATCGCAGCTTTCAACCCTGAAGTAGTGCAGGCGCTGCTGGATGAACGGGAAAGAAACCAGCAATACATCAAATCCCGCGACCAGGAGAACGAGGATATTGCGCTAACGGTAGGGAAACTGCGTGTTGAGCTGGAAGCCGCAGAGAAGCGCATTGCAGAACTGGAAGCACGGGAAATATCGCTCCCAGAACGTAGCAGCATGCTTCATCGAACAGATTTCCACGAGGATTACCAAACGGTAATGGCATACAAAGTTTCTGAAGTCATCGATGCAATCCGCGCTACTGGCATTCGCATCAAAGGAGAGTGATATGAGCGCTATCACTAAAGAACGTATCGAATTGTTCATTAAATCCACGCTTGAAAACGGGCTTACCCGTGGCGAACAAATGGAACTGGCACGAATTGCGCTGGCATCGCTGGAAGCAGATCCAGTTGCTTATATTTTCAAACATCCGGCCGGGAAATTATTCTGGGCTTTAACGGATGAAAGCAATAAAGAGCAAGCGGACGTTATTCCTGTTTATGCTGCCGCGCCTGCGTCGGTTGTGCCGGATAATGCATCAGAGCCTCTTGCTTATGCTTACAAAGAGCTTACGCCTGAGATTATGCGCAACCATTTAGCTGTATTCGAGAGATATGGAATAGCCCCAAACGATAGCTCTACCACAATTCAGGCACTGCGAATCGCGCTGGATGGCATAGAGCGGAGCGACGCCATGCTTCATGGTGCCGAACCTGTAAGCCAAACTTACAAGTCACAACATACGCAGTTTGAACAAGTTGCTGACCTCTACGAAATGCAATTTGATGACGGTCGCACTTGTGCCTTTCACACTGATGCGCAAAAGGCTGCGCAATGGCTTCAGGCATGCGACGGAAACAGGGTTCAGGAATACGTGAAGCTGGAGCGATTGCGTAATGCGCTATCGGGCAACTATCCGGTAACTCCGGATGGCTGGATAAGCTGTAGTGAGCGAATGCCTGTAATCGGCGAGCTAAATTGGAGAACTAGTTTTCCTTTACTGGTTACGTGTGAGATCGGCGTTATACCTGCTTATTACGGCTTTGTGAGCGTTAATGGTGATAGGCATTATGGCTTTATGGAGAGTCTTAAATACGGAGACGATAACGGCAACCATCCTCAAACTAATGAATATGGTCTGATTAGCAATGTCACACACTGGATGCCGCTACCAGAACCGCCGCAGGAGGTGAAGTGATGGACTCCTTCGCGAAATATACGATTATTGACTGGATAGCCTTCCTTCAGGTTTTGCTCATCTGGTTTTATATGGCTTACAGGAGTGGACAGTGGATTGTCAGTGTAGCCTGTAGCAAGGGATGGCGTTGGTGGAACCGAAAGAATAAAAAAGCGCTGGCCTTGGATTCGTTTTACGAAGCATTCAATCTTAACAGCCTTCAGCCTGGTTCTGTCATTGTAGTCACCACTCAAAGCGGCATGACGATACAAATTCACAAGCCAAAGGAGGAAGGTCGTGGCTAACCTACAACTTGCCGTCAAAGGTGAATACTTCGATGCCATGATTCGAGGAGAGAAAACGGAAGAGTATCGCCTGTGTAATGACTATTGGAATAAGCGAATTATGTTCCGGGAGTATGACCGCCTGATTATCACAAAGGGATATCCGAAGCGTGACGATTCCAGCCGCAGAATTGACGTTCCGTATGGCGGCTATGAAATCAAGACAATCACACATCCGCACTTCGGTGATAAACCGGTAAAGGTGTTCGCGATAAAGGTGAATATCGGCAATGAATAACATCCTCGCACTCGCGGGGATTTCTTTTATCTGAACTCGCTACGGCGAGTTTTGTTTTATGGAGATGATAAATGCACTTCCGAGTCACAGGTGAATGGAATGGAGAGCCATTCAACAGAGTTATCGAAGCAGAGGACATCAACGACTGCTATAACCACTGGATGATATGGGCGCAGATAGCACATGCAGACGTAACCAATATTCGAATTGAAGAACTGAAAGAACACAAAAACGCCTGATGGCGGTTTTTTATTGCCTGATTTGCAGGTTCGATTCCCTATTCGGAGATAGCACTCATGCAACACGAACTACAGCCTGATTCCCTGGTTGATTTGAAATTCATCATGGCCGATACTGGCTTCGGTAAAACCTTCATCTATGACCGGATTAAGTCCGGCGACCTGCCAAAAGCCAAAGTTATCCACGGACGCGCAAGATGGTTATATCGTGACCATTGTGAATTCAAAAATAAGCTCTTAAGCCGCGCCAATGGGTAAAATAGCGGGTAAAATATTTCTCACACCTAAAAAACACCATTCCAATCAATCCCCTGCCGCTTCAAGTAGATGTCTGCAGGGGACACCAGATACCCTTCAAACGAAATCTACCTTCACCCCGTAAAAGATGGGTTTGGCAGCACACTTGCCTTATATCTACTCATTTTTACTGCAACAGGTTGAAATCTCAGCACTGTCAGAAAGCGCTGATGACTAAACAGCCCTGAGCCGGGCGATGTAACCATCACACAGAATCCTGATAGCGAAATATGGCGTGACTCGATACTTCACTCCGCAATGCATTCCTTGATGAATTCGCAGGACCGTGATACACGGGACAGGTCACTGAATGACGACAATGTCCTGGAAATCAGCGAACCGCGCATCTGAAGTACATTTGAGCGACTGTACCAGAACATGAATGAGGCGTTTGGATTAGGCGATTATTAGCAGGGCTAAGCATTTTACTATTATTATTTTCCGGTTGAGGGATATAGAGCTATCGACAACAACCGGAAAAAGTTTACGTCTATATTGCTGAAGGTACAGGCGTTTCCATAACTATTTGCTCGCGTTTTTTACTCAAGAAGAAAATGCCAAATAGCAACATCAGGCAGACAATACCCGAAATTGCGAAGAAAACTGTCTGGTAGCCTGCGTGGTCAAAGAGTATCCCAGTCGGCGTTGAAAGCAGCACAATCCCAAGCGAACTGGCAATTTGAAAACCAATCAGAAAGATCGTCGACGACAGGCGCTTATCAAAGTTTGCCACGCTGTATTTGAAGACGGATATGACACAAAGTGGAACCTCAATGGCATGTAACAACTTCACTAATGAAATAATCCAGGGGTTAACGAACAGCGCGCAGGAAAGGATACGCAACGCCATAATCACAACTCCGATAAGTAATGCATTTTTTGGCCCTACCCGATTCACAAAGAAAGGAATAATCGCCATGCACAGCGCTTCGAGTACCACCTGGAATGAGTTGAGATAACCATACAGGCGCGTTCCTACATCGTGTGATTCGAATAAACCTGCATAAAAGACAGGAAAAAGTTGTTGATCAAAAATGTTATAGAAAGACCACGTCCCCACAATAAATATGACGAAAACCCAGAAGTTTCGATCCTTGAAAACTGCGATAAAATCCTCTTTTTTTACCCCTCCCGCATCTGCCGCTACGCACTGGTGATCCTTATCTTTAAAACGCATGTTGATCATCATAAATACAGCGCCAAATAGCGAGACCAACCAGAAGTTGATATGGGGACTGATACTAAAAAATATGCCGGCAAAGAACGCGCCAATAGCATAGCCAAAAGATCCCCAGGCGCGCGCTGTTCCATATTCGAAATGAAAATTTCGCGCCATTTTTTCGGTGAAGCTATCAAGCAAACCGCATCCCGCCAGATACCCCAAGCCAAAAAATAGCGCCCCCGGAATTAGACCTACAGAAAAATTGCTTTGCAGTAACGGTTCATAAACGTAAATCATAAACGGTCCGGTCAAGACCAGGATGAAACTCATACACCAGATGAGCGGTTTCTTCAGACCGAGTTTATCCTGAACGATGCCGTAGAACATCATAAATAGAATGCTGGTAAACTGGTTGACCGAATAAAGTGTACCTAATTCCGTCCCTGTCAACCCTAGATGTCCTTTCAGCCAAATAGCGTATAACGACCACCACAGCGACCAGGAAATAAAAAAGAGAAATGAGTAACTGGATGCAAAACGATAGTACGCATTTCTGAATGGAATATTCAGTGCCAT